GGCCTCCGTCATCAACTGCTCGACCTTCGTCCGTTCCTCGCCCGTGAAATCGCGCTTCTCCTGTTCCGCCAAATCACAAATGGCCCTTGCATCCAGGAGAGCCTTCTGCATTTGCTCTTTCTTGCTCATCTCAGTCCTCCAAAATTTCGATCTCGATTTGTGCTGCGATTACGCTCGGCGTCGGACTCCTGGGCGTGTCACTCGCACCGTCCCCGGTGCCATGATCCTGGCCGTGATCGTCTGCCGATTTGCCTGTGGCCGCCTCGAAGCGGCCCTCATGCGTTTTACAATGTGCGCGAGCCTCCGCCGCGGTCCATACGTCGTCCGCATAGCGGTACGCTTGCTCTGTCATGGTATCTTCGCCCTTCAACCTGCCCATGATCACCGAAAACTTTTTGCCCTCGTGCTCGCGTTGCATTCGGCGGAAAGTATCCGCCTGGAATTCCCCCGGCTCACGCAACCGGCAAGCATGCTCGTTCGGATAAGGCTTCAGTCCCTTGATGCTCTCCGTGTGCGTGTCAATCCCCGCCCCCAGCATCACGGGCGAGACCTCCGCCACTTTCAACTGGATCAGGAATCGCACCTCCTGGCCCTCGAATTCGCCCTTCGACCATTCCTCGACATCGTAGCCGTAACTCCACTCCTGCAGCTCGCCCAGGTTTTTGACCGTCTGGTAAGTCTCTTTGCCCGCCGTGGTGTCCATGAAAAACTGACCATCCACCCACGCCTTTTTGTCATCCTGGTGGATGACGCCGCGCCCTACCGGAAGGTCCTGCCAGCGATGCCCCCAATACGACACCCGCACCGCCGCCCCATCCTCGAACGCGCCGGGGCGAGTCACATCCCCATCCAGGTCAATCACGTTGAACGTCGAAAACACGGCGCGGAATTCCCCCGGCTGTCCGTCCGCCTTGATCTCCATCGCCGCTCGAAATGTCTTGGTCTTCATTCTCCCCCCCCTCGCCAGGGCGATTCGTAGGGGCGCATCGTGATGCGCCCTATGTCTCGCCTCTTCCAAACGTGACGCTGCACGAACAATTCGAATTATTGTCCGCCCCGCCGGCTGGATCCCCCGGCCACATCATCCCGTTCGAAAATAATTCCTTGATCCCCACCGTCGCCCCACTCATGCGCGCATGCGCCGGCCGCGGGTTCCCCGAATTCACATGCCACGTCTTCGTCCGCAGCCCGCCCTGCCGGGCCGCGTTCATCGTCCCCCAATTCGCCAGCGACGTCGTCCGGCTAAACGCAATCTCCGCCGCCCGCACCGAGAGCGCCAGCTCGAACACGCCCTTCAGCGCGTCAAGCGGATCTTCTGCCTTCAGCGCCTCGTCAATCTGCGAGCGCGTCACCTCGTTGATGTGCTCCGCCGCGATCCGGCTGTTTTCCGCGATCCACGCCTCCATCTCGCTCTCGTCCAGCTCCTCGCCGAGCTGCTCCGATACATATCGCGCAAAGTCCATCGTCGTCGCCTGGCTCAGCTTGCGCATGTCGCCCGTCAGCTCCGCGTTCCAGCGTGCGCTGTCCCACAGCACCGCCAGGTCCGGCAACGCCTTCGTAGGGGAGGTTCGTGAACCGCCCTTCCCGGCCAACTTCAACACCGCATCCTGCTGTCGTCCGAACACGCTCACCATCTGCCGAGTCCACCGCTTCCGCCACTGCGCCCTCAGCTCCGGCTGCGTCGGATCCACCTCCCCCGCCGCCTTCGCTCCACGCTCCACGCTCCACGCTCCACGGCCCTTCGGTGCACTATCTGTCGGCGATGCCTGCCCGCCCACCAGCACATTCAGCGGCGTCACGAGCTGCTCCGCGTCCCCGCCCATCGCGGGCAGATTCTGCCGCGCTCGCGCCTCATCCGCCGTCATCCACGGCCGCCCCACCGCGCTCTGGAAGGATTCAGTCTGCTCCTTGAAGGACCCCTGCATTTTCTCGGCGATGTTGAACTCGCAATATACGCCCTCGCGGTCGGCGAACTCGGGCAGCAGTTGCAGCATAATGTCCTGCTCGATCATCGCCAGCCACGGCCCGAGCGAATCCTGGTACAGGTTCCGGTGCTGCTCCTGGATGTTGCTGAAAGTCGCATTATCCAGGATCCCCACCATCGGCAGTGGAATGTGATACGCCCTCGCGCACTCCTCCCGCGTCAGTTTGCGACCGGCCAGGTACTCGCTCTCCTGGGCGTTGAACGTGCCCGCCTTCCACGTCATGCCCTCTTCCAAGATTGCAGTCTTGCCAGAGTTGTCCCCGCCCGAATAGAGCGCCTCGAATTCCGACTTGAATCGCGCCCGCGCGGTATCGCTCCACTCAGGCGCCGTCGCAGGCCGCTCGATCACGCCCGCCTGCCGGGCTGCATTCTGCCAATAGTGCTCCCGGTAATCGCCCGCCGCATGCTCCTCGGCCAGCACCCGCCGCAGCGTCTCCAGCGGCGATAGCCCGTTGACCGCGTCCTCGGGATTATATCCACGGAAATGGACGATCTCGCTGGGCGTGATCTGCTTCGGGCTGCCATTGAAATTGATCTCATAGCCGGTCGGGAACAAACTGCCCTTGATCGTCACCAGGTCTGGCAGTATGCGCAGCAGTCCCATCGGCGCGTTGGGGACCTTGACCTTGAACCAGTAGGCATTGAAATAGACGCCCAGATCGCTGACCAGCGATTCGATCAGCCGGTACGACGTGACCTTGAACTCCTCCGGCAGCGGTCGCCCCAGCACCACCGCCAGCGGATGATCGCGCAGCCGCACCCGGTCCGTCTCGCCCACACGCCGGAACACGTGCAGCCCGAGCTGCGCGATGTTCCGCGCCAGGAAATCCACACACGTGCGAACGTTGGGCTGCATCCGATAGAGCGCGGCATAGTCGTAATTGAACTGGTCGTACATCCGCACCGAGCCATAGTTGATCGTCGGCCACCAGTTTGTGTTCAGATCCGCCAACGCCCCCACGCTTTGAACGACTGCCATCAGAGCACCTGCATAAAATCAACATTTTCGGCTGGCACAAGCACCTCGCCATCCAGCGGCGTCGTCTCGCCTTTTGCTTTCAGAATCTCCGCGTCGCGCAGCACCAGGTATCCGCTCGCCTTGCGCCACAACACCCCGCGAAACGCGCGATCCGTCTTCGTGTTCACGATCACCCGCCTCAGCGTCGGGTAGCGGTCGAAGAGATTCACTTGCCTGCTTTCAGTTTGGCGATCTCAGTTTCCAGCTTCGCTATTTCAACCGCGAGCCTGGCAGCTCGCACAGGACCGCGCTCCCGCTTAGCCTGGGCCGTCTTGTGCGCCACACGCTTCGTCAGCTCCTCGATCCGCTTGGCTCTCTGTAGCTCGTCCATCATGCCCTTTCATGTCCGTGGACATCCTTGCGGTGTGCACCCTACTATCTCACTACCGCACTATCTCACTATCGCACGATCAGGCCGTCTCCAGCCCCCGATCCTCATACACGCTCTTCTTCGGCTCCTCGTGCCGCAGCGCCCGATCCAGTGCCATCACCAGCGCAACCATGCCGTCAATCTTTTCCGTTGACTTTTCCTTGTCCGGCTTCAAGTTCCCCGCCGGGTCCTGCCGCACCACCAGGTTATTCGCCATCCACGTCAGCACCGGGTTGTTTCCATGCGCCAGCTTATGTTCCAGGATCAGCCGCTCCAATTCCTTCATCGGCGGCGACATGCTCACGTATCCCTGCCCGAACTGCACCAGCCAGTCCTCGCCGCCCTTCTCCATCAAGTCCGTCTGAATTTTCGTCGCCCCCCACCGGTCGAAGGCGACCTCCTGGATGTCGTAGGCTTGCGCATCGGCGTCTATCTGGGCCTGGATAAAATCGTAATCAATCACGCTGCCCGGCGTCGCCGTGATGTACCCCTGCCTCACCCACGCCGGGTAGGGCACTCGGTCCCGCCGCGCCCGCTCGACCATCGCCTCCTCTGGGATCCAGAACCGGCAAATGACCTGATAATCGTCGTCGTCATCCTGCGGTGGGAACACCATCACCCAGGCCGAGATGTCCACATTGGACGACAGGTCCAGCCCACCGTAGCATGTTCGCCCGCGCAGACCATCCGCATCCACAGCCTTGCCGCATTGGCGCCAGTGCTCCAGGCCGATCCACTTCGTCTCGGCCTGAGTCCATATATCCAGCTCAAGCCGCAAAAAGGCGTTGAGCGCTGCCGGCATCTCGCGCGCCCGCGCAGCCTTGCGCTGCATGTCGTCCAACTTTTTCGACACGCCCAGGTTCGGGTTCGCCTTGGCCCACACGCGCTCATCGTTCCAGTCCTCGTCCACCAGGTTCCCGCCGGCATCCTTGACCTTGTCCAGCGTGTAAATGATCCCGAACCACGAGTCATCCTGAATGACGCCGTCGAGCACCTTCTCAGTGTACTCGTGCTGCTGAAAGCAAAGCGACTGCCGGTCGTACCCTGACGTCGTGATCGCAAACATGAGTGGCTGCCGTCTCGATCCGGTCGCCGTCTCGATCACGTCCCACGTGTCGCGCGTCTTGTGCGCGTGCACCTCGTCCACAATCGCGCCGTGCACATTCAGCCCGTCCATCGTGTCGCTGTCCGCGCCCAACGGCTCGAACTTCGAGGCCGTGTCCACGATGTGGATGTTGTCCTTGAAGATCGTCACCATCCGGCGCAGTTGCGGCGACGACTTGGCCATCCGCGTCGCCTCGCTGTGGCTGATCCGCGCCTGGTCGCGTTTCGTCGCCACGCTGTACACCTCGGCCCCTGGCTCGCCGTCGGCCAGCATCAGGTATAATCCCACGCCCGCCGCCAACGTCGTCTTGCCATTTTTCCTGGCCACCTCCAGGTAGCTCGTTCGGAATCGCCGCGTCCCATCCTCCCGCTTCCACCCGAACAGCGACCACACTGTGAACTGCTCCCACGGCTCCAGCGCCAGTGGCCGCCCGGCCCACTCACCTTTCGAGTGCTTCAGCAGCCGGAAGAAGGCAATCGCCGTCTTGGCCGTCGTCTCGTCGAAGCGCAGCCCGCGCTCTGTTCCGTTTTCAAGGTCCCGGCGGTGCCGCTCGCACGCCAGCCGCACCCACTTGCACGCCACGATCCGGCCGCTCAGTACATCCTCTACATACCGCTCGGCCGTGAACTCAATGGCCATCCCCGCCTACCGCAGCGCCCCCGACCATCGAGAACAGTTGTTCAGCCAGCGTCGGCTCGTCGGGCGCAGCCGGCGTGCTCAGCCGCGACCGCGCGCTGGGCGTCAGCCCAAACTCGGGCAGCATCTGCCGCATCTGTGCGAACGCCTTGTTCGCCTCGTACCGCCACGGGTTCTGCATCTTGCCGCCCATCACGCCCGTTATAATCTCGCCCTCAACGACGAGTTTCCGCTCGGCGACCACCCACCGGCCCCATGCCTGGCAATACATGGCCAGCGCCGCGTGGTCCACCTCAGTGTATAGGCCCAGCTCCAGCAGGATCGCCACCATGCGGTTCCACTCGCGTTTGGCCTCGGCGTTCACAAACTTGGGAGCATAGGGCATCGCACCCGGAACTGGCGGCTTCAGCTCATTTGTGTCCAGTCGGCGCTTACCTGGGTTGCCTTCCAACCGCTTGAGGCTAGTTGGTTTTGGCTTCCGTCCTCGCACTACCCCCCCCTATCAATTTCGCGGGTAAAAAAGCAAGAC